AGTGTTTACCAACCGCAAGGAGTGGAAGGGGAAAAAGGAATTTGTATTTCCCGGCTTTTATCCGTTTATCCTTGATGGCAAATTAAGGAGTCCGTGGTATGACAATCAATGCTCCCGATGCGCGACGAAACAAGAAATTGCCCAAGAACTTGACATTGATCCCCAGGGATCTGCGTACCAGTACTTCGATCCTGAGTTTATTAAAGCGCTGGTTGATGAATATGCTCGGGATTCGGTGATGTCCGGGAATCTGATATTCAATACTGAATCTTTGGAGGTTGAGGGATTTGAGCCGAGTAAGAAGGGCGTGTTTCATTTGTGGTTTAACGTTGACGGCAATGGTCTTATTTTGACTGGCCGGCAATTCCTCAATGGCAAGATTTTCGGCGTGAGTTCAGACGTATCCATGGGGACGGGAGCCTCCAATTCAGTCACAACCGTGGTTGACCTGGGGACGGGGCGTAAGGTTGCGGTGTGGCGGGACCCGAATACGAATCCCGAGAAGTTCGCGGATGTTTCCATTGCGATTGCCAAGTGGTTTAATGATGCCAAGATGATATGGGACGCATCCGGACCTACGGGAAGGGTGTTTACGCAGAGGGTATTGGAACAGAAATATTCAAACATTTATTATCGCAAGACTGAATTATCAACCCGAGGGCGTATTTCAAGAAATCCAGGGTACTACCTGAATCCCGAGGATAGGCTTTCGGTGTTTACTGATTACAGGTCGGCATTGTCGAATCGTACTTTTATCAACACTTCAAAGAGTGGACTTAATGAGTGCTTGCAATTCATTGTGGAGCCAGGTGGGAGAATTGAGCACATGGCCGCGATAAACTCTCAGGATGTGACGGGAGCGAGGGAAGCCCACGGTGATGAAGTCATTGCGGACGCTTTGGCATGCCAACTGCTTAAAACAAAATCTAAGGAGGATATTGAGGAACGCAAGGAGGCTGCGGTTCCATTTATGAGTCCCGCGTACTTTTTGAAGGAAGCGGATCTTGTCCTGGCGGCAGTAGAAGGAGGGGTTAGCTGGTGAATCCTTACGATAGAAAAGAATTTAAACTTTTAGTTGAGGCAGTTAATAACAGTTTTGAAAAGCTGAAACCATTCAGGGAAAAACGCAAGGATGCGATTACTGAATTTTGCGGATCGGAATATGCTGATAATGCCACTGGCAAGTCGGTGTACTTAAATCTTCTGGCGATGGCTGTAAATATTTACGTCCGGCAGGCGGTGACACGCGCCCCCAGGGCGAAGATTACAACTCGGTTTCAAAATCTCAGGCCGATAGCGAAGAATTTTGAACTTGCCGTAAACGATCTGGTCGAGGATATGAACCTTGGCGTCATGCTGCGTATGGCGGTGACGGATGCTTTATTTTCCCCGCTTGCTGCGGTGAAGATTGGATTGAAGAATACCGGAAAGTTTAAGTATGGCGAGGAAGAGATCCCCGTTACTGAACCATTTGTCAATTTAATCAGTTTCGATGATTACGTGCGCGACATGGAGGCCCGGTCTGCTTACAGTCCAGCCTATGAGGGGAACCGGTACACGATGGAGTTGGACGAGCTTCACGAGGTATTTCCGAGTTCAAGGAAGTTGGGATTAAGCGACAGTAACCTTGGAGCGAGGAATGACAACCGCGTTGAAAGTATCAGCCATGATACAACCATGCACGGCGAGAGTATTAAGAAAATGATTGAGTTGCAGGATTTATGGCTGCCTAAACATAGATTGATGGTTACGTACGTTTTGGACAAACCGGACTTTCCCATATCAGTTGTGGAATATGATACGGGCGAAAAGGGTCCATATAGAACCCTGTGGTTTACCGGCGTTCCGGATAATGCCATGCCGTTAGCCCCGCTTGGGTTACTGAAGAATCTTCAGAAGTTCATAAGTAGTTGCATGAGGCGTCTTTATTCCCAGGCGCAAAAACAAAAGAGCGTTGTTGGTTTTAATAACAGGGATTCTGCTGGCCGGTTTAAAAGTTGCGCGGATGGCGATGGCATCTGGTGGGAAGGTGAAAAGCCGGTGCCATTATCCTCCGGTGGAGTCAACCAATCAACCTTTGCTCTCATGCTCCAGTTAAAAGATGTGTTTTCGTGGGCAGGCGGAAACCTTGATAGTCTTGGTGGACTTTCGCCGATGGCTGAAACTGCCACTCAGGACGCGCAGCTTACGAGGATTGCCAGTGGTCAGATACAAGATATGCAGGATGCGACCGCCGAGTTTGCGCGTGAGATCATGGAACAGTTAGCCTGGTACGAATGGACAGATCCCATACGGACCAGGAACTTGGAAAAGGAAATACCCGGAACATCTTTGAAGATTTCAACAGTATGGTCCCCTGAAACACGTGACGGCGATTTTCTTGACATGAACTTCAATATCATTGCGGAGAGTATGAGGGAGGAAAATCCAGCGGCGAAACTACAGAGATTGGATTACGCGTTGAAAAACATATTCATCCCGAACCTGCCTGTACTCATGCAACAGGGATACACACTGGATTTTAATAAACTTGCTGATATTTACGCGGACTACGCGGATCTTCAAGAGCTTCGGCAGATTATTACAACCGCTGATCCGAATATGATGCAAAATCAAACTCCGACAGGAAACCCAAGTCCCGTGGCTGGTAAACCTCTACAAACAAAAAGAACTTACGAGAGGATTAACCGGCCCGGGGCCACTCGGGTTGGCAAGGAATCAGCGTTAATTCAGACTTTAATGGGTGGAAATGTGCAGCCGGCAGAGGCTGACGCAATGACAAGGAATGTGGGATAATGGCAATATTTTGTTACAAGAGTGTGAAATCAGGTGAGTATATCGAAAAAGTCTTTCCGTGTGGAAAGGCTCCAAAAACACTTTACCTAGATGGTAAAAGGTTTTACAGGGACTACCTGAATGAATTTAGAAGTCACGGAGGCGTGGGGTATAAACCCCGCAAGTCTATTGCTTTGGCGGTACATCCTACCCAAGTCAAGATGTTCAATGAATTATCTTCCAAGGCAGGATGCGCGACGGAGCATGACGAAAAAGGACATCCGGTTTTTACGAGTAAGGAACAGCGTCGAAAATATTGTGAGTGGCGTGGTGCTACTGATTTTGATGGTGGCTATGGCGATCCGACAATTGAAAGGAGGAGGCATGCCTGAACCAACAGCAGGAACGCAGGTGAATAAACCTGAGAAGGCGGTGACGGAAACGGCTCCGGAACTAAAGAAACAAGAGGTTGACGAAGCAAAGGTGTTGAGTGAAATCAGCGGTAAGTTAAATCCCAAGAAGAAAAAGAACCCTGAAGATGGCGAGAGTAATCCGCCTGATAATGATAAGTCCGACGATTCAGACGGAAAGTCGAATGAGTCGGAGGGTGGTGGCGAAGAAGATCCGGGTAAGGATGAAGATGGCGGAGAGGAAACTCCCGTTGTTGATAAACTCCTTATTCAACGTGCGGTGAGGGCCGGGATGGACCTTGCTGACGCTGAAACTATATCTTCTCCGGATGTCCTTGAAAGAATCGTGGATGGGTTAGAAGGCGCTAAAACCCAAAAAGATGATTCTGTTGAGGATGATGATGGTGTATTAAAGGCTCTCGATCTTAACCCCGAGGAATACGATGAAGGCGTAGTAGCTTTTGCTAAGGGAGTTAAGGGAATTTTCGAGAGGCAAGAAAAGACCATCAAGGAACTTCGTGACCAGGTGCAGCGTGTGAACGCAGGGTCCGAGGTGTCGTTTGTAAGTAAGAAGGTGTCAGAGGCAAAGAATCTTCCTCCGGAAGCAAAGACAAGTGCTGGCAGAGATAAAATCTCACGGTACATGAAGTTGATTCAGGATGATGCGAAAAAGAATGGAGAAAAAATCACTCAAGATGAAATTTTCGACCGTTCTGCTCGTGCAGTCTTTGGCAAGGAAATGGAAACTCAGAAGGGAAAGCAAATGGCGCAGGCGGCTAAAGACCGTTCTGGTAAAACGGTTATGCCTCCACGGGATACGGGAAGTGGTCAATTCACTGGAAAAGCCAATGACGATCCCGATTCTGCCGCGATTAAAATGATTAGTGCGAAACTAGCGGCCGCCAGAGGCGATTAACCCCTTCTCTTTAAAAAAAAAGAAAGGTTAAACTATGAGTATTGCAGTATCAGATATGGCAGATATTGTTATTTCGACCTTGAACTCTCTCTATTCGAGGGGGACACTGGTTGATCAAATGACAGATCTCCAGGAGCACGTTGGGTTCAACGAACTCTTGAAAAACAAGAAAGAAAGACTTTCCGCAGGCCGCGGTATACCTATTCGCGCCGTGGTCAGCCCGAATGGAAGTGCGAAGAATACCGGTTTGTACGGTACACAGGAATATAACAAGTCAGACGCCCTGATTGAAGGGTCTGTTCCCTGGAGATTCACCAGTGCGAACATGGTGTTTGACAGTATGCACGAATCCATGAACTCCGGTCCCGAGGCCATTCTTGATGAAGTGAAAATCGAGAAAGCCAGGATGATGACTGATCTCGTGGAATTGTGTGAACGCAACGTATGGGGCGTTCCGGATAATTCCGCTGATAGCAAAACGCCTTACGGCGTTGAGTATTGGCTTGTCAAAAATGCAACCCTTGGCTTTAACGGCGGCAACCCCACTGGTTTCACTGCTGGACGCGCCGGGATTGACAGCAACACGTACACTCGTAATAAGAATTACACGGGAAAGTATACCACTGTTGGCGATACGGTCAATACAGGTCTTATTAATATGATGGAACAGGCTGCGGACAAGACTGATTGGATAGCTCCCGCTCCACTTCCTCAGCAGGCCCGCACCGGTTACAGCCGTGGTATCTTCTGTAATCATGCGACCAAGATGGAAATGAAGAATGTTGCGAAGGCCAACAATGACAGCCTGGGGTATGACCTCAGTACAAAAGAGCCGATATTCCGTGGCGCTACAATACGGTATGTGCCGTATTTTGACAGCAAGACGGATGGTCCTGTGTACATGATCGATTTCAACAATTTCTATCCCGTCATACTGAAGGAGTGGTTCTTGAAGGATATTCAGGTGACACAGCTTCCGAATCAGCCGACGTGTTTCGCGATGGTTACAATGCTGGTGTGGAATATTGTGTGTACCAACCTTCGCAGGCAGGTAGTGTTCTACAAGTAATTGTGAATTTGTAGAAATGTAGGATAAGTTTTTTTAAAGAAAGGAAAATAATTATGCACGATGCAAAACATCAGGCCAGTACAACAGAAATCCAGAAGAGGGTTCTCTTTGTTGGTACGGCCAATACAACTTTTCGTAAGGGCATTGGTCTCTGTTACAACAGGGATTATGCCACCACTGCGTTACCGGCTGGCAGTATAAACGGTGAACGTGATAACCGCGTGGAAGTTCCCTCTACTTCAAACAACCGTAACTTCGCCGGTGTCCTGGCTGATAATGTCACTCTGCCGAGTACGGGCGAGGCGTGGGTAACAATCAATGAGCCTGGATCAACGTGTTTGGTTGCCCTGGGGGCGAACACTGTGATTAATACTCCTTATCTGACCTGCTTGGCTGGCGGGGGTAATAACACATCCAGATTTACGGACAAGGGATTCCTTGGGCGTGGATCGGTGTTACCTCTTCAGACCGTTACTGCTCTTCTGGAAGATGGCAAGGCTGGGACTGGATCAATACTTCATACTGATGGCAAGACAATGACCGTCAGTGATTCTTCTGATTTTACGGTTGGGGTGGACAAAGTTCTCATTCTGGCCTCAGAAGATGAAGGAACTGCCAAGAAGCTGGTTGTCGGCGTATATGATATTGCCAGCATAACCAGTCCTACTGTTATTGTGCTTTCTACTGATGCACGTAGTACTGGAACGGCTAGTGCTGCTCTTTCATGTTCGTATATCGTCATTGATGGCGATAATGATCTGGCGCTTGCTTATCTAGACACTGGTTTGGAGTCGGGACTTGTTACATGGGTAACTGCCCCTAATGCCGGCGATACGGATTACGCGCCTATGATGGGCGGGGTTTCTTATATCGGGGGCGGCCTTGATATAGCGGCTGATTTTGACATAGATCTGCCGGATGGGACTATTTACGGCGAACGCATAGGGTTCATCCTCAAGGGGACTCTGGCGACCTCCGATATGACTGTTGACTTGAATACCAATGGCTATCGGCTTAATGGAGCGGCCCTTGCTGAGTTCAATACTATGGATGATGCTGGAGATGCTTGTTTTCTGAAGTGGAACGGGGTATGGAGAACGAGTGGTAAGGTTGGAACTGGAACAGCGGAAGCGTAATTTGTTTTCAATCCGGGGGGCCCTTCTCCCCGGATTGTTACTTTAAGGAAAAATA